CCATGTAATTTGTTTTCATTTCATTACCTAATGGATTTAAAACATCATCAGGTAAAATATCTGCTAGGTTATCGAAATGAGATTCTGTGCCAGGTATGTTAATGGAACCTGGTTCAAAGTTGATAGTCGCACCTCCATCTTCTTCAGGTGTAACTTCTACTGGTAACTGTTCTTTGATCTCCTCTTTTACTTCGACCTCTTCCGCGCCAGGAACTTTTACTTCGGTACGAGTATTACTAGGGAGTCCTTTGTCTATATCTGCCATTTATTACTCCGTCATTTATCTACCACGTTTCAATAGAAAATCCAAGCCCTGTGGTGTAGGCCCTGATTTTGGTGCTGGTCCTGAAGACACACCACCCATTTTAGCTATACCACCACCTGCAAAATCGTACTGTGTTTGACCTGTAATGTTGCCCATGGGTATTGTAGTGCCTAATATATTTTCAGCGGGTTGTATGTTTTCTCTTAAAGTTTTTCCAATGTTTCCGAAATAATCTTTAATGTCCATAAACAACTCTTTTTTTGGAACTACACCATATTGAAAACGTCTTTCTCTGTTTGCTTTTATTAAATCTTCATATTGAGTTTCTGCTTTTCCTGCTGCAGCTTCTGATTGAATTCTTTCAGGTAAAGGTAAACTTTGATATTGTGTTTTTAAATTTTCAAACTCTTTTGTTTTTTCTGCCATTTTATCTTTAAATCTAAATTTATCTGCTCGAGAAGCATTAATATAATTATTTAAAAGAGTGTTATATTTCTGTTGTGCCTCATTAAAATCTAAAAATTTAGATGATTGCGGTTGAAGGTTTTTTAAGGCTTCAGACTTGCTTTGTCCTATTCCAGTTACACTTCCATACAATCCTTCATAAAGCGCTCTTTTAAAAGGCAAACCATACATACTTCCACCAGCTACAAACAAGGGAGCAAGAATGCCTTCTCCTTTAGCAATCAACTTTGCAGCTTGTCCTGCTTTGCCAAAAGAAGGAATTTTTTGTCCCGCTCCGAACGTGCTGGCTACTGGTCCTTTGCCACCAACGTTAATTCTTTTTTCAAAATCAAGTAAAGTTTGATTTCCTGTTTCAGCATTAAATACTATATTGCCTGTGTAGCCATATTTATTTTTTCCAAACCTAATTGTTTTATTGTTTGCTTTTAAGTAGCTATTAATTGGAGCTACGTTGCCAGTTGGGTTATTAATTAAATATTTTTTTGCATTTTCAAACTGAGAATTTTCCATATAAGTTGCTGGTTGAAAATTAATTGGATAACCAACATTTTGTTTTCTAAATCTTTTTGGTGTAATATGATCAGGTGCAATTAATTCACCTTTCTTTGCTTTATCTATTGCATGTTGTGCTAATTCAATATCACTAAATACTTTTCCTCTAACGGGGTTTGCCTCTGTATATCCAGTGAAGTCTACGGCACCACTATTAGGATTTATTCTAAGTCTTAATCTTCTTAAAAAATTTTTATCTTTTGCAAGTTCTTCTGCAGACATGTTTGCATAAATTTTGTTTCTGTCGGCTATACCTTGAATAACTTCTTTTGCTTGTTTTGTAGTTTTAGGGCCAGCTTTTTTTTCAGCTTCTTTAATAACTTCTTTTGCTCTTTTCTTAATTGCTTTAGCTCCAGTTTCAGGGCCACGAACGTTTACATCACCGATTAAATCAAATCTGTTACCTGCTTTTAAAGCATTTCTAATTGTTTTGTTATCAAGCTTTAACTGTTTAGAAACGGCATTAGTGCTTCCAAGTTCTTCTCTTAATTTTATAATGTTTTGAACATAATCAGATCCTTCAGTCAATTTATATGGTTTAAATCTACCCTCTGGTATCTTTCCATACTTTGCCTCATATTCTTTTATCAATGGTGACGTAGATCTTAATTGACCACTTTGACCTTTTTCAGTTGGTTTGTAACCAAGATCCTCTCCAATCTGTTTTAAATTAAGAGGTGTATTTTTTATATAGTTATCTACACTTTTTAATAACTCATCTGTAATTTTTATAGGAGACATTCTTTTGCTTAAAGTAATTCCTTCTTTAAGAATTGTAGAAGGTCTAGCAAAAAAATTTCTTACGGTGACATCAAGATTATTATCGTCAATAATTTTTTGAACCATGTCTCTAGTTACTTCAGTGCCATCTGGTAATTCGTTTAATATTTTAGCAAGAGCCACAGAGCCGCCTTTATCAAAACCAATACGACCGCCATCAGCAAAACCTAATTCTTTTTCTATAAACATTTGAGACTCTGCATCTAAGAAAGGTCTGATCTCTAGATATTCTTTGTAAGCTTCTTTGGTTTACGTTCTGGTGTTACAGGTTTTTTATCTGGCTTTGTTAAGTAAGCCATCATCTCGTTATATTCGTTAATTTTCATTACTCTCCTAGCATGTAAGCGACGCCGCCACTTGCAAGTTTTTTCTTTTTATTTCTTAATTTTCCACCAGGTGACATTTTATAATCTGTTTTTATCATACCCACCTCTTTCATAATTTGATCAACATTAGTTAAACCATTTTCAACTTCTATATCTGTTCTATTCGGTGATCCATAATCTTTTATAGTTGTTGTTTCTTCATACTCGTTAGGAACCTCAATAACTTTTTTAGTTTTGGGATCTATCTCTTGATACCCTTTTTTAAATTCCAAAACTTCTTCGGACTCAACTCCAGAGAAATCAAGGCCTTCATCTGCAGTTCGAAAAGTATCTTCGCTCTTATTGGTTTTTATAACCCTTACGTCTCCGGTGGATAAATTTTCTTCTAAAGTGTAGTCCTTATATTCAGTGACCCTCTGACGTTCTGTTACTGCAGAGCTTTCTGTTACATCATCACCAAATTTTTTTATCTTCTCTACAAGTTTTGGAAAGTACGCTGGCACGCCAGAAGTAGGAGCTGCTGTCTCTGCAACTTTAGCAGCAGTCTTAGCACCTTTAAAAAATTTACCGACAACAGGTAGTGTTGCAAGTCCACCTATTAATTTTAAAAAACTTCTTCGAGACATTTTACTGCCATCCTTAAATCGTTTTCTAAATCCAAAACCTATACCTTGATTGGATGTATCACCAATAAAAGGCCCACCACCAAAACTTAGAGTGCCGTCCATAAACGGCATCTTATAACCTATGCCATAATTAGGTGTAGTTCTTTGTCCAATTGCTTTCATAAGTTCTTTTAAAGAACTGCCTTCAG